CAACACCAACCGTCGTGCCCTCACCTGGATCGCCGTCCTGATCGCCGCCCTGTTGGTGCTCGGCGTCGCCAAATCCGCGTACATGCCCCGCCCGCTCGTCCTCAAGGGTGAACGCTCGGAACCGTCCGAGTTTTTCGGTCTCGAAAACAACCTCGAGTGCGCACCGGGTGCGAAGCGTGGCGCCGGCTGGACCAAGGGTCTCACTCCAGGTGGCCTCTGCGGTTCGGGTGAATTCATCCGCGACGCCGCGTCCTACGAAATCGAGAGCGGTATTGGAGGTGAACTTTAAATCTTAGCAATTAATATAAAATGTCTCTCGTCACGACGCCCAGAAACATTCCAAATCTGCTCGAAGAGTATCACGTGGTCACGGTCGATAGCATCGGTCAAGCGGCGGCAAACAGTTTCACCTGTTACCTCCAGACCCCGTTGCACAACGTCGTGCAGTGCCGTCTCTTGGCGGCATCCATTCACACCCTCAAGGTTGTCCAACACGTGTACGTGAAGATTGAAGAGTTGAACACCAATTTTAACGACCGAGCGTTCATGACCCTCGAGGGTCAAGAGTCGTTCGCCAGGGTGCGAGGAGCGTTCGCGTCTCTCATCTCCGAAGAGACGAGCCACGTCGACGCGGGCGACCAAGTGTTGACTTACAAGGACAATTACATGGTCACCACGCAATACGTCAACCCGATTCGAACCATCGACCGACTCACGGTGACCCTGATGGATGAGAATGGGAACTTACTTCCTCGCCCCGACGTGGCGGGTGAAAACTTTTTGGTCCTTCGTTTTACTTGTGCGAAAACAAATCTGTGAGTATTTTAAATGTCGGGCATCACCCTTTTGACGGCCGTCGGGCAACAGGACACGTGGATTCACACCGAAGACAAGAGTGGGACGTCCTTCTTCTCCCAGGTGTGGCGGAAACACACGAATTTCAGCCAAAACATCGTGAAGCAGCAGATTCAAGGTCTTCCGCGATCGGGGGGTCTCTCCACCGTGCGCATAGAGAAGAGCGGGGACATCTTGGGCTATTGCTACCTGACCATCGACGACAACTCGCAGGCCAGGGACAGCAGCGACTGGACCTCCCTCATCGAGAGCGTGCAGTGGGTCGTGGGTGGTCAGGTGATCGACGAGCAAACCTCGGAATTCTCGGAGAACATCGCCATCGATATGTTTGCCCAAAACACGTCCAAGTCCTCGAACGGGCCCCACCCGGGTTCGTCCTCGGCCTCCTACTTTTACCCCTTGCGCTTCGCGTTTTGTGAAAACGTGAGCGCGGGGTTGCCCCTGTGTGCCATCCCCCTCTCCGAGGTGGAGATTCGCATTCGATGGGCCGCGAACGCCGGGGATTACCAGTGGGAATTTCACTCCATGATGTACTACCTCGACGGCCCGGAGAGGGAAAAGATGGCGTCGCCGGAGATGAAAAACATGCTCATCTACCAAGTGCAATCGGCCGTGCCCTCGAACGAGTTGATTCAAGAACTCGTTTTTAATCACCCAGTGAAATTCATAGCGAGCGCGAACACGGATTCCAACTCACCCTATAAAAAAACAAACAACCGTTTGAAGGTTGTCATCAACGGCGAGGAGTTGGCCCCATTCAAGTGGGCGCGCCCGAACTTTTTGGACGTTTCGCACTATTACCACACGAATTTCGTCACCTCCCCCGATGTTTTCATGTACCCATTCTGCATGAACACCTCCATGATGCAACCCACCGGGTCACTGAATTGCTCTCGCATCGCAGACTTTAAGATTGTTTCTGAATCCCTCAACTTGACGGATAAAATTTACGCCGTCTCCCTAAACATTTTAGTCCTGTCCAACGGCGTGGCAGCCCTGAGATACTCCAATTAAATAAAATTCAAAACCTAATGTAACATGGGTTTCATAACCCGAAAACGAGGCGTCTTTTATAAAGATGGACGTCCCGTTTCCGAGATCGAACAGGAGAGGTGTCGCAAATTGGGCATCCCCCCGGCGTACACCAAAGTGGAGGTGTACCCGAAGACGGCGAAACTCCAAGCCACCGCCGTGGATGCGCAAGGTAAAAAACACTACTACTACCACGAGAAATATCTCGACCGACAGAGAAAAAAAAGAAAAGCGAGAGCCACCCAGATTGATTTCGCAAAAATCAAGAGCGTCACCGGGAGAATCTTAGCCCAACCCACGCACCCGTCGTGGCACGACGCCCTCGCCCTTCGAATGATCGCCGCGGGCTACCTGCGCACAGGGGTGCAAGAGCGAGACACCGGCGCCCTCGGGGCGTTTCAACTCAAGAAGAAACACGTCACCCTGCGTTCGGACGGGGAGACCGTCTCCTTCGATTTCCCGGCGAAGAGTGGGCAGCGCAGACAATTCGACGCCCGAGACCGCGCGCTCCACGCCGCCCTCTCGAGACAGCGCACGCCCTTACTCGTGGGGAACGCTCGGTACGAGAGGGTGCGAGACCTCCTTCGAAGGATCGCCGGGAACGAGGACATTCAACTCAAAGACATTCGAACCGCCGGGTCCATGCAACTCTTCCGAAAACACCTCAAGGCTGCAAACGGGGACGAAAAAGTCGCCAGACAACAAACCGCCGACACGATCGGGCACACGCCGGCTGTGAGCAAAAAGTTTTATCTGTTGTAATATTAGATGGTGAAGAACCTTAATACCGTGGAACGGTCGCAGAGGATTCGCTTGGGAAAAGTCGTCCCAGATGATCAGGCCGCAGGGACAATCATCCTGAACGCCACCGACGACGCCATCGCCGCCCCGGTGAGTGGTTTGTACGTGTCGCCTATTCGGTTCAATGACACCTACCGGGCCAACACACTCGTGTACAATACAGCGACGGGGGAAATCAGCGACAGCGGACACCCGGCGCACCAGTTTCAAGATTTACAAAACGTG